CGCCTGGCGTGGCACCTGGCGGCCGCGTGGCCCCGATAGTACTACCGGGCGGGCCCCGCGCGGTCGCGGCGGCCCGCCCAGGCAGCGCGTGCTACGCCGTGGACGTCGTGGACGAGTACGCCCCGGTCGTGTCCTGGCGCTGCGGCAGCTTGTCGCCCGCCAGGAACGTGATCGTCGCGCCGACGCGGCACTGCTCGTCGCCGCTCGACTCGGTCGTGATCTTGTTCTTCAGCACCAGCGCCGCGACCTGCAGGTACCGCTTCGCCCCGCGCAGGTCGTAGTAGCCCGGGTTGCTCGGCGCGTAGACGGCGCCGGTCGACAGGCTCCCGTCCCACTGCAGCATGTCCGTGGTCCGCGCCGTCGAGAAGAATGTGCGCGTCGCCGGCTGGTTCGCCGTCGAGTACGCGGCGAGGTCGCCGCCGCCCGAGCTGTCGCCGTGCAGCAGGCGCACGCCGACGGTGATCTTCCGGTCCGCCTCCGTGCTGCCGCGCGTGCTGTTGATCCACGCGCTGACCACGCAGGCGTTGTACTTCGCGCCGGCGACCGGGAACGTCAGCCGGTCGATGACGCGGCCGAACCCGGTGGTCTCGCCGGCGGCCGAGATCAGCGCGTCGGCCGAGGTGTCCGCGATCGGCGTCACGACGCCGGTCGAGCCGGTCGTGACGAGCGCCGAGCACGTGGCCAGCAGGGTCTCCTGCATCGCCGGGACGGTGAACGGGATGTCGCGTACGAGGCTCATAGCGTCTCCTTCTCAGTGCTGCTCGGGCGCCTGGCGCCCCCGGGCTCCTGACCAGGGGTCGCGCCAGGCGTCCGGACTTACTACACGCCCCAGAGGACGTTCTGGATCACGCTGAACGCCGCGTCGTGCCGCAGCGCGAAGTCGTGCTCCGCGATCACCCGGATGACCGTCTGGTCCTGCGAGAACGCCGCCACGACGCCCGTGCCGTCGTGGTACGCGGCCTCCTGGCTGGCGTCCACGATCAGCCCGAGCGACTCGCCGATGACCGCGTGCGCGAAGGCCCCGAAGTAGACCTCCGAGCGCGTGCCGCCGGTCGTCACGCCGGCCGCCGTCATCGTCTGCGGCACCTGCGTGGTGACGCGGTACGGGAACCCCCAGAGCGTGCCGCGCAGCATCTCGTCGCGGAACGCGTACTGCCCGTTCGACGTCTGCACGGTCGTGAGGTAGCGCCACGTGCGCGGCGAGAAGATCCAGCCCGGCCGCACGTCCACGCCGCCCGTGGCGCCCTGCTGGATGATCAGCGTGATGTTCGCGTCCATGATCAGCTGCATGGCGCGGCCGAGGTCCGTCGTCACGTTCGCCAGGTTCACCGTGGCGTTCGCGTCGAACTTGTTCGCCGCCGCCACCCAGTTCAGCAGGCCCTTCGGCGTGCCGCTGGTGCCGTCGCCGCGGATGAACGCCAGGTCCTCGCGCGCGCTGAGCGCCCGGATCGAGTCGTCGCGCACGATCCCGTCGGCCGACGGCGCGCTGTAGCGCAGCAGGTCGTTCGAGATCGGCACGAGCGCCGCCAGCTTCTTGAACGTCAGCGTCAGCTGCCCGGTGCCCAGCTCGCTCTTGGTGATGTTCGCGTTCTCACCGATGTACGACGCGGACACGCCGCTCGTGATGCGCGGCACCTTGACGGAGCCGCTGTTCATCGGCATCGTCATCGGGTTCAGCGACCGCACCACCGCGCTCGCGCGCAGCAGCTCGATCACGTCCTGCGAGAACTCGGTCGGCACCAGGAAGCCGCCGGCGAGCGGGTCGCCGCTCGACATCGCCTTCGCCTCCGCCTTCTCCAGCGCCACGGCCACGTCCTCGTAGCCCCAGGCGCGCGCCACCTTCGCCGCGCGCTCCTTGTCGTTGCGCGCGCCGGCCAGGGCGCGCACGTACCGGGCGAACTTCATGCCCGGCTCCGCCTTCGGCAGCGTCGGCGCGTCCGCGGCAGCGAACACCCGCCCGGGCATGCCGCCGCCCGGCGCCTGCTTCAGCGCCGCCTCGACCGCCGCCTTGACCACGTCGGCGACGTCGGCGCTGGCGTGCTGCTTGATCAGCGGCACGGTCACGTCCTTGATGAGGTCCTTGAGCTGCTCCTGCGTCATCGCCATGGTCGTCTGCCTCTCTCCCCTGATTCCGTCCGCGTCGGCGCTCAGTCGAGACGCCCGCGCACCTTGTTGATCGCCTGCACCGCCGCGCCCCGCGCCATATCGCGCAGGTTCTCGCGCACCACCGCCGTCACGGCCGCGCGGACGTCCGCCGGGTCCAGCCCCGCCAGCACGTCCTCGGGCGCGTCCTCCACGTCCAGCAGCTCGTCGGGCGCCAGCGCCACCGGCGCGGGCGCGTCCTCGACGTCGAGCGCGGGCTCGTCCTTCGCCGCAGGCGCCACCGGCGCCGCGGTCTTCGTCACCGCCAGCCCCTCGGGCGCGCGGTAGCGCGACCCCTGGGTCTGCACGGCCGTGATCAGGTCCCGCTGCTCGCGCAGCTTGCCGAGCGCCGCCTCGACCGCCGGGCCGACCTCCAGCCCGTCCTGGTCCCGGATGATGCCGGCGAACCGCGCCAGCTCGCGCACGTGCGCCCCGCTGTACCCGGCCGTCGCCGCCACCGCGGCCGCGCGCTCCGCGTCGCCGAGGTCCGGCAGCCAGCGCCGCAGCATCCCGTCGCGCGCCGCGTCGTCCGGCAGGTCGAACCGCAGCACGTCGTGGAACCGTCCCGGCCGGTCGATTAGCGCCGCCGGCAGCTGCTCCGGGAAGTTCGTCGTCAGGATCGTGACCAGCCCGGTGCTGCGCGCGATCCCGTCCATCTCCGTCTTCAGCAGGTCCACCGTGCGCTCGGACAGCCAGTTGTCCACGTCCTCGATGAACAGCACCGTCGGCACGCACTCGCGCGCGATGTCGAAGGCGTCGGCGATGCCGCCGAACGCACCCGCGTAGTGGAAGTCCCGGCTGGACACCCAGACGAACGTCGCCGCGCACCCGTTCCGCAGGATGCGGCCCGCCAGCGTCTTGCCGGTCCCGGGCGGCCCGCACAGGATCAGGCCGCGGTTCTCCAGCGCCGCGCCGCGCGTGTTCACAAGGTCCGTAACACGCTTGATCGCCTTCGCGTTGTCCGCCGACAGGAACAGGTCTGCGCCCGTCTCGGCTGTCTTCGGCAAGAACTGCCCCGAGAGCGAGAACGCCTCACCCTTCAGGTAGTTGATCTCGGACGCGCGCGCGCCGACCTCGCCCATCAGCTGCCGCGCCGTCCCGCGCGAGCGCGCCCCGTAGGTCGTGACCTGCAGGCCGTACCAGCGCGGCTCCACGCGCAGCGCCGCGCGGACGCTATTGTCCGAAGCCGAGAGGAACCGGATGCCGCCGACCAGGAAGTCGCGGCGCAGCGTCGAGTTCAGCTGCACGACGTCGTACTCCAGCGGGCACTCCTTGCCGTCGTGCGTCAGGTTGCGCACGTCGTCCTGGCGCCACGCGGCCACGACGTCCTCGATCGCCGACAGGTGCGCACCGACGCGCGCAGACATGACCTGCGCCGTGCGCCGCTCGATGTGCTTCAGCTCGACGTCGAGGTACTTGCCGACGAGCGCGTACTCGGCCGTCTCGGCCTCGAACTGCACGCGCGCGACGTCGAACGCCGCCTTCGCCTTCGGGTTCCAGCGCAGCGTCTCGGCCGGCGCAGGTGCGGGCGCGAGCAGCGCCAGGGTCTCGGCCTTGAGCAGTGCCGGCGAGAACAGCACCTCGCGCGCGACCTTCGCCACGCTGCCAACGGACGCCAGCGCGTCGATCTTCTCGCGCAGCGCCACCAGCTCGCGCGCCACGGTGAGGTCCACGACCTGCTCGGCCATCGCCGGGCGCATCTTGTCCCACGCCTTGCCGGTGAGCCGCAGCTCGCCGGGCCAGGCCGCGATCGTGTCGCCGAGCCACTTGCGCAGCGGCTCCAGCCCGACGCCCACCGCGCTCGCGCCGACCAGCGCCTCGGCGTTCGCCGGCACCGGCACCATGCTGAACTCCAGCAGCTCCTGCTCCTGGAAGTCCACGCCGCGCCGCTCCTCGTTCAGCGCGTACTTCAGCGGACGGAACCCGACGCTGGTCGCCCGCATGAACCCGCCGCGGTAGAGCTGGTAGACCGTCTCGGCGAACTCGTGCGTCGCGAACTCGACCTCGGCCGTCAGCTTGCCGTTCTCGACGCCGACCGCCACCGCCTTGCCGACCGGCAGCGACCGCATGTCGTGCGCCCAGAGTACCACCGGGTTCCGCTTGAACGCCGCCAGGTCCCAGCCGGCCGGGTCGATGGTGTCGTTGTCGCGGTCCACGCCGCCGGTCGAGATGGTGAACCGCATGCGCCGCGGCTGGTCGGTCGCCTCGACGGCGGCCACGTCCACGCCGAACTTGTAGAGCGCGAGGCTCGCGCCGCCTCCGGCGGCCTTGAGCCGGTCCAGGTTGCTCTGCGGCGTCAGGAAGGTCGCCATCAGGTCGTCACCGTGACGCAGGTCGTGATCTGCCAGCTCTGCGCGCTCGTCTTCGTGCCGAGCGCCGCCGTGCTCGCGTGGTTCAGCGGGATGCCGGCGCCGCTCGCCGTCGCCGTGTGGATCAGCCAGTTGTCCCAGGCGAAGTTCGCGGCCGCCGTGGAGAACACGCCGCGGTGCTGGAAGATGTTCCCGGCCGTCAGCGGGAAGCCGGACTCGCCGGTCGCCGCGACGCCGCCCGTCAGCGGCCACGTGCTCGCCGCGCTGTGCGCCGCCGTCGTCGGCGCCACCCAGATACTCGCGCCGGACGTCCCCCAGTGGCACGTCTCGGCCCCCGTGATGAGCCCCGCGATCCGGTCGCGCCCGACGCGCAGCAGCGGCATCTCTCGCCCCCAAAAAGCAAAACGCCCGCGCGCGGCCGGCTGCCACGATGGCAAGCCTTCCGCGCGCGGGCGTCTAACGGCTCGGCCCGCAGAGCCAGGAAACTACTAGGCGCTGACTATACTACGGCCCGCCTCCCGGCGTAAAGGCCGGCCGCGCCACGGCGGTCCCGATGTGCGCCTGCGACCGGACGTGGTTCGTCGCCTGGTCGAACACCACGGTCGCCTCCACCAGCACCCAGACCTGCCCGCAGCCGTCGCACGGCCGCGGCATGCTGAGCGTCAGCAGCAGCGGCTTCTCGTGCCCGCAGCCGCACGCCACGACGGCCGTCGCGATGGCGTCCACCAGCCGGCACTCCGTCGCCGGCACCTTCGCCGGCCCCAGGCTCGACAAGTCCGCTATCGGCATCTGCTTCACCCTCCCGAGCCGGTCCTAGCCGGCGCCATCGGCACGACGGCCGCGCCCGCCGTAGTCCAGCGGCGGCCCTTCTGCCCCCACGGCGCGCGCACAGAGCAGACGCGGCCCTGCTCCTGTAGGCGCCGCAGCAGCAGCTCGACGGTCTGCGCGTTCCAGTCTAGCGCCTGCGAGACGCGGTTGACGCTAGCACCATCAGCACCGGCCTGCTCAAGGACGACCAGGATGCGCTCCGGCAGCGCCGCGTCCACCGTGCGCCGCGGCCGCTTCGGCGGGCCGTAGAACCGACCCGATAACGGCGGCGTGGCCTGGGCCTCCGGGCGCGCCGCTGGCATGGGCGCGGCGGGACGCAGCGCCGGCTGCGGGCGGGTCAGCCCGTACGCCTTCGCCAGCCCGTCGATCGCCTCGCCGAGGTCCGGCTGGCGCGCCTGGCGGCAGAGCGCCGCCGCCTTCGCCAGCGCCTCGGCGTAGTGCAGCGCCTGCGCGACGACGAGCTGCTCCAGCGTCATCGCACCACCACCGCCGCCGGCCGCGACAGCGCGTCCGTCGCACGGCCGCCGAGCGCGCACTGCAGGTCGGCCACGGCCCAGACCGTCGCCGGCCCGACCGCGCCCGGCCACGTCGCCGCCCACTCGGCGCCCGCGCGCGTGCCTGGCACGAGCGCCAGCGGCACGCCGGCGGCCGCGTCCACCTGGAACCGCACCGCCGTCGCGCAGGCCGGCGCCGTCGCCCGCAGCGCCACCGGCCGCCCGACCTCCGCGCCGTCCGCCGGCTCGACCAGCGCGAGCGGCACAGACGGCGTGCTCGCCGCCGGCACCACCGTCACGCCGAAGTCCTGCGAGCGGCTCCCGCCGACCGCCGTCGCCGTCAGCCGGAACACGTACGCGCCAGGCACCGTCAGCCCGACCGCGTTCGTCCCGGCGAACGCCGCGCTGGCGCCCGCCGGCTGGCTGACGACGCTGAACACGTTCGTGACCGCGTCGCCCTCCAGGTCGAACGAGAAGATCAGCCCGGGCCCGCACGGGAAGTTCGACGCCGGCTGCACGACGCGCTCGGTGCGGAAGAACCTGGCGCCCTTCACGATCGTCGGCGGCTGGTTCGCCGCGTAGCGCACCACCGTCACCGTGCGCGAGGACGGGCCGGCCGCGTCCGTCACGGTGCCCGTGAACACGTAGGTCCCGGACACGCTCATGCCGCTCGCGCTCGTCGCCGCGCTCGCCGGCGACGCGAGCACCGTGGCCGCGCCAGCCGGCTGCGACGTGACGGCCCAGCTGTAGGCGAGCGGGTCCAGCTCCGTGTCCTGCGCCTCAATCGAGAGCGCCACGCCCGCCTGCGGCGCCGTCAGGTAGGTCGGCACCGCGCCCCACCGCACCACGTGCGCGCGCTGGTTCGCCGCGACCGGGTAGACCGTCAGGATCTCGTTCCCGTTCACCGTCACCGCCGTGCTGCCGGAGACCGCGCGCGTGCCCAGCTCCGCGTACTGCAGGCCCGTCGTCTGGCTGACACCGTAGGTGCCGGGCGGCAGCCCGGCGACCGTCATCGTCACCGGCGTGCCGGACGAGTTCCGCAGCACCACCGTCCGCGCGCCGGCCTTCTCGAACGCGAGCGCCTGGATGGCCGCGTTGTTCGACGCCGCGCCGATGCGCTGCGCGCCGGGCCGCGCGTACCGCATGACCTGGCGGTAGTGGTAATACAGATAATTCTTGACGAAGCTGGTGCCGTCGAACGCCGAGGCGAACCAGTTCGACGGCGACATGAAGCTGCCTGCGCCCTTGTCCGAGAACCACAGGTGCATCCAGTAGCTCACGCCGCCGAGCGCGATGTCGTCGAACAGGTCGCGCGGGTTCGCGCCGCCCCACTCCGTCATCGCCGCCGGGAGGCCGCGCGCCTGCGCCGTCGCGTAGAGCTGCGCGCGGTACGGGTCGTTCGTCCCGTAGCCGTGCCAGTTCAGCAGCCCGATCGCGTCCCACGCCGGCTGGTCCATCGCCTGCGCGTACGCCAGCGCCGACGACGCCTGGAAGTTCTCCGCGAGCGCCGCCTTCGTCGCGAGCCCGTAGCGCGCGAACTGCTGCCCCATGAGCGGGAGGATCGCGCGCTGCCGCGCCGCCGTGAACGCGCCGGCCGGCGTGTTCTCAGGCGCGTGCAGGTCCGGCTCGTTGTAGATGCTGTACCAGTCCACGTCCACGCCGCGCGCGCGGTAGGCGAGCGCGTTCGCGGCGAAGTGCTCGGCCAGCTCGTCGTCGGACATCCACGCCGGCTGCTCCGGCTCCGTGTTCATCAGGAACCGCGGCACCTCGCCGTTCGCGACCACCGCCGCGCGGAACCGCCCGAGGCCGCCCTGCTGCAGCTCCCAGTCGATGGTATCCACGTCGTCGAACGCCCCGAGGTCCGCCACGTGCGGGTCCGCGTTCTCGTTCGTGTGCTCGGTCAGCCGCCCGGCGCCGATGCGCAGGAACGTCAGCCCGAGGTCGTGCACCGCCTCGTCGATCATCTGGTCCACCGCGGCCTGCGAGACGTAGCTCTGGTCGCGCATGAAGGACAGGCTCGCCCCCCAGCCGCCGACGAACTGGAACCGCTGCGCCGGGTCGAGCGTCACCGTGTCAGGCCCTGGCGGCGCTGACGCCGCGCGCACGCAGAGCCGCACGACCGCCTGCTGCGCCGACGCCGGCAGCGCCAGCCATCCAGCGACTGCGCCGAGACCGGTGGCGAGCAGCAGCGCGCGCCTCATTTGAGGATCGTCATCGTGCCGCCGAGTCTGACCGGCACCGACGCCAAGATGCACAGCGACAGGCCAGTGGCGACCGGCTCGACCGGCACGGGCGTCGCGAAGCCGGGCCACGCCGGGATGTGAGTCGTCAGCTCGCGCTGGTTCGGCGCGCAGGTCGGCCCGTCGCCCGCGGCCAGCGTCACGTAGGCCGCGACGTCCACAGTGAACGTCCCGCCCATGAAGGACATCGCCTTCCCTGGCGTCCCGGCCATCAGTAGGTGCACGGTCGCAGCCGGCAGCGCCGGGTCGAGCGTGTGCCGGTTATTCGGGTCAGCCAGCATCGCGATCAAGTCCTGGGACGTGAACGACGCGCCCGCGGGCCCGGCGGGCCCTACGGCTCCCGTAGCGCCTGCGGGGCCTGCGGGACCGGTGGCCCCCGCCGGTCCGGCTACCCCGGCGACTCCGGCCGGCCCTGGAGCGCCCGGCGGCCCCGTAGGGCCTACCGCGCCGGCGGTCCCGGCGGGGCCTGACGCGCCTGCGGGACCTGGCGAACCGGTGGCGCCGGTCGCGCCAGCAGGGCCGGCGGGACCGGCGGGTCCGGCCGGACCAGGGATCGGCGCCGCGCACACGTCCATCAGCACCGTCGCCGGCTGCATCAGCCGGTCGAGCGCGTTCACCGTGTAGGGCGGCCCGGCGTCCACCAGCACGCGCAGCAGCGACGCGCCGGCCGTCACGTACGGCACCGCCAGGAACGCGGCCGCGAACCCGGCCGCGACGACTCCCGCGCGCAGCAGCCGCCCACGCATCGTGAGCCCGCTCACCGCGGCACCGGCAGGGCTGGGAACAGCGCGAGCAGTGCCAGCGTGAGCAGCACGCACAGCGTCTTGGTCATCGGTGACCAGAACGTCTTGACCGGCGCGGGCAGCGCCGCGTAGCACTCCACGAGGATGGCGATGACCGTCAGCAGCACCAAGATCAGCAGTCCCATGTCCATGTCTCCCTCTCGTTCACGCCTGCGCCGGCCGCAGGCGAATCCACTCGCGGCACTCGGCCTCGCTCCACTTCGGCCCGTCGGCGCCCTGATGGCCCGGCACGCGCTCGCTGTCGTCCGGGTCGTTCGGCTGCTTGCAGAATCGGCTGTTATGGATGATCAGGAACTCGGCGTCCGTCGGCTTGCGCCCGATCTCATGCTGGAACCAGCCGACGACCTCGACGATCCGCTGGTAGTAGTGCCGCCAGCTCGGCCCGCTGACCATCGGCGCGTCGCCAGGCTGCGCCGCCGGCACGCGCCCCTCGACGACCAGGTGCCCGAAGAACTTCTCCAGCAGCCGCTGCTCCTGCGTCATCTCGCCCTCCCAGTCTCCGCCGCCACCGTCCCCGTCCACCGGCCGGTCGGTCCGCACCGCCTCGGCCACCGCGGACGCCACGATGCGCTCGCGCATCTGCTGGATCTCGTCGGCGCGCCCATACTCGAAGTACTTCACCGCCGGCACGTCGAACACGTCCTGCACGCGCAGGAACCGCTCGTCGGCGTAGCCGATCTCGGGCCACTCGCGCGACGGCCCGCCGGCGGTCTGCCCCGTGGTGTAGCTGAACGAGAACGCCGGCACCACGCCGCGCTCCACGTGCCGCTTCGTCTCGCCGTAGCACCGCTTGAAGAACATCAGGTCCCAGTGCTCGCCGTACTGCAGGTTCATCAAGCTGCTGAGCCGGTGCCAGCGCGGGTCCAGCAGCCGCGCGGCCGCGTCCAGCAGCTCGTCCGGCACGTGGTGCAGGTCCAGAAAGAACTCGCCGCCCTTGCCGTAGGGCGCGGCCAGCCGGTCGTTCGTCGCGACCGCCGCCTCCAGGTCCGCCACGCTCACCGGCGCGAACAGGTGGTGGCCGAGCGCCAGCACCCGCCCTCGGCACTCGTCGTCGGCCATCAGCGCGTTCCAGCCCGGCTCGTCCGCCACCGCGATCACCGGGTACTGGCACGCGCGCACCTGCGCCACGCTCGGCAGCACCGCCATGACCGCGTTCCCGATCGACGTCGAGATGTGCGCCCCGCGCGCCCACGGCGCGACCGTGCGCTTGGCGACCGGCGTCGGCAGCGCCGGGATGAGCACCTCCTCGACGAACGGCACCCACTCGCTCGGCTCCACCACCCGCTTCGGCGCGCCGCCGGCCGGACCGGGGCCGACCATGCGCCCCAGCTCGTCGAGCCCGACCGGCAGGCCGCTGACGATCGGGCGGAAGCACTCGAACACCTCGCCGGTCACCTTGTTCCCGGCGATCGCGCGCAGCGGGCCGAAGTCGCTCCACTCGTGCCCGGCGACGATGTCGCCGCGGTGGATCTCGAACGAGAACTTGACGCCGCTGAGCACGTAGCCCTGGCCGGCCATCGCCCAGACCGGCGCGTCGGCGGCCACGTCGTAGTCGAGCATCACGGCCGCGTAGGTGTCCGGCGGGATCGGCCGATGCTGGATGACACCGTGGGCATCGCGATCGGGCGCGACGGTCCAGGTCCGCCACTGGTCGCGCGTGATCGTCCACGACGTCCAGGTCCACGGCGCTGATGGCGGTGTCAGGTCTATCGTGGCGGCGCGCCAGCGTTCAGGGCCGACGAGCGCGATGGCGACCGGGACCTGCCCCTTGACCTCCTGGAGCCGAGGGAACCGCCAGCCGTCCGAAGCGACCAGACCGGCCCAGGTGTCGTCCTGCCCGCGGTAGACGGCCAGCCCGACGTCCGCTGCATCGTCCCACGCTAGCCGCACGTCGCGCGCGACCTTGCCGAGCGGCGTACTGACGCGCGACCCGCCGGCCTCGACGAACTCGAACCGCAGGCCCTCGGCCTCAGCCGAGCGCCCGCGCGAGACGGCCGGCCACCAGAGGTCAGGCACGGTCAGCGAACTCCTGCGCCAGTATCTCCAGCAGCCGGTCCTTCGCGTCCTGACTCAGGAACACGGTCGTGAACCAGCGCCGGCACGCGCGCTCAGCCAGTGCGTGCGCCGCGCGCCGATCTCGCGCGCGCTCGGACACGTCGTTCATGCACGCGGCGATCGCGCCGTCGGCGTACGGCGTATTCATACAGCCTCCAGCGGCAGCACTTCCTGGACCAGTCGTCGCGCGGCGATCTCGCAGTAGCGTTCCTCGATCTCGATGCCGATGGCGCGGTGTCCAAGGTTCTTAGCGGCGACGAGCGTGGTGCCAGAGCCCATGAATGGGTCCAATGCAATTCCATTAGGTGGGCATGACGACGCGAGTAGCCGTCGTGGTATTTCTTCAGGAAACGGGCACGGGTGCTCTTGGCCCTTTACGCTGGGAATGAACCATACCGAAAGCCTTGTGTTGTGCTGATCGTTCCAGTAGCCCGGACACCCAAACGCAAACAGCGTCTCGTGCGATGGTGCATACCTTTTGCAGTTGAACGCAATAGCGCCGTCCCGATGCCAAATCACCTCTTGGTAAATAGGGAACGGCAGAAATCGCGCAGGGTGCAGTCCCTCGCCTGCGCGGTATCTGACTTTGTGATTAACCCACACAAGGCCATTACAGACCGACAAGCACGATTCCACGATTCCGCGCAGCCATTCCTGATACTCGGCTTCGGGCTTGTCGTCGCGGTAGGCTGTGTGCATTTTCTGGACGAAGTTCAAAGCTCCGCCGCTGTTGGCGTGCATTCCGCTGGGCTTTGCAGTGTGCTGGAGCGTGTTATAAGGCGGTGATGTAACCACGCAATCAACACGGCCAACAACCGGCAGCACCTCCCGGCAATCCCCGTGATAGATCGTGATCCCGCCGTGCTCGTAGTAGGGCTTCATGCTGCGTCCGCGTGCGGAGTGTTCATACCGTCACGATCTCCCCGTTGCGCACGAACCCGTGCCACCGGCAGCCGCGCAGGCGCTGGATCGACGGCTGCAGGTCGAGCGTCTCGAACGTCTCGCCGGTCCGCGCCCAGTGCCCGTCGCCATCCGCCACCGGCGGCCCGCCGTCGAGCGGGTTGCTGAACTGCACGTAGACCCTCGGGCCGCCGCAGCCGCACGGGCACTCGAACGACACGCCGACGCCGAGACGCTCCGGTACCGGCGCGCCGGCCGCGTCGGTGGTGCCTTCGCCGCCAGCGCGCACCCAGCGCGGCTGCAGGTCGGTCAGCTTCACGCGCCGGCCTCGGGCGCCGGCTCGGCGAACACCGCCGCCAGCCCGTTGTCGTCGTACCGCCGCTTCAGGTGGCACTTGTGCCCGTCGCGCGCGTAGCACTCCCACCCGAGCAGCCCGTAGTCGGCCAGCTCGGGCGCCGTGCAGTCCAGGTACTCCCACGCGACGACCGGCGCGCCGCCGACCGACTGCGCGGCGTACCGCGCCTTCGCCTCGGCCAGCAGCGCCGCGCGTCGCTCGGCCTTCGTCGTCGCCGCCATGTCAGCCTCCTCCGCCAGGGTTCTTCGCCGCGTCGATGACCCGCTGGAACTCGTCGTGCGTCGCCTGATCCTGCAGCGACGCGGCCGCGCGGATCGTCGCCGGCGTCCACGGGTCGCCGGACGGGTCGGTCTCCGGCAGGTGGATCAGCCGGAACGCCTCGAACGTCGCCAGCGCCTGGTCGCGCACGGCCAGGAACACCGGGTTGTCCGCGATGTCGAGCAGCTGCTGCGCCTGCTTCAGCTTGTCGAGGTACTGCGTCAGGTCTATCGCCACGGTCACACCCCCTGCGCCTTCGCGATGATGTCGAGCGCGATGATAGCGATCGACAGGATCGCGCCCACCCACTCGCCGATGCTCCGCTTCTGCGGCACCGTCAGCGCGCTGACCTGCGCCAGCAGCGCGTTGATTTCCGTCGTGAACGGGTCCACTTTGGACTTGAGCTGGGCCCACGTCTTCGCCGTGCCGGACATCACGTCGCGGTTCACGGCCTGCCCGCGCTCGGCCACGCGGATGAACCCCGCGCGCACCTGCGTCCGCACAGCCGCCGGCAGGTTCGCCGCCGCCATGATGTCCTCGCTCGCCGCGAGCGCCACCTGCAGCAGCTTCGCCGACTCCTGCAGCGCGCCGCTCACCTGCGTGGCCGCCAGCAGGATCTTCGCCTCCGTGACCGCCAGCGTGTCCGGCAGCGTCGGCACCTGCTTCACGCCGCCGCCGCAGCCCGCCAGCGCGCCGACCAGGACCGCCAGCGCGGCCCACGTGCGTCCTCGTGTCGCTCTCATTGCACCCTCCATCCCAAGGAACTGAACGCCATGCGCACGTAGTCGCGCAGCGCGATGACCGGCGCCTGCGGGGCGCGGTGCTCGCCGAGACGCCGCGCCAGCTTCCGCGCGCGCACGCGCCACTGGCGCGCGTTCATGCGCCGCCGCAGCCGCTTCCCGACGCGCAGCCCGCCGGCCATCAGATCGCTCCTGTCGCGAGCGGATACCGGCCTTCCAGCCGGCCGAACACGGTGATCAGGTCCCGGATGAGCCCGACACCAGCCGCCGGCAGCGCCAGCCCCGCGCAGCGCCACACGACGTCCGTGAAGTCGCCCGCCGGGATGCCTGTCGTCAGCACGTCGCCCATCGGCGTCATCGCCGCGCCGACCAGCCCGAGCAGCGTGGTGAGGAACACGTGGCCGAACCGCACCGCGATCGCCATCAGCGGGCTGACGACCGTGACCAGCAGGTTCGGCTGGCCCGCGGGCGTCTGCGCCGTCGTACCGTCCGGTGTCGGCGCGACCCCGCCGCCCGTCGCGGCGCCGGTGCCGACGATGGCGATCGTGACCGGCGCCGGGTCCAGCTTCTCAGTCGTCATAGTCGCTCCAGTCGCGGCTCTTGTCGCCGCTAGTATAGCGCCGGCGCGGCGCCCATTCCTTGCGCCCGGGCGGCTGCGGGTACCGGCACGAGGCCGCGTGCGCCGTCGCCGCCAGGTGCCCGTACCCGAGCGTCTCGGACGGCTCGCGCCACGCGCACCAGGGACAGGCCGCCTCGATCGTCTCCATCAGTACGTCCAGACCCAGGCCCGCGGCTGCCCCGGCGCGTCCGGCAAGTCGTCAAGGTGCACGTACCGGCTCGCCACCGGCCCCTTCTGCGCGAGCCCGAACCCGGTGAACCCCAGGTCGCGCGCCAGCACGACCAGCTCCAGCGCCGCCGCGCCGAAGACGCGGATGTCTACGGCGCGCGCCGTCGTGTGCGGCCCGTCGGCGCCGGTCAGCGCCACGCGCGCGTTGTACTCCGGCGACCGGTACCCGCTCGTGATGTGCAGCGGGCGGCCGAACGCCGCGCGCAGCCGCTCGAACCGGTCCAGGAAGTCGGTCTCGACGACGACGCGTCCTGTCCCCTTGCACGCCCACTCGCGCGCAGGGTCCACGTGCGGCCACCGCCACGCCCCAGGCGCGAAGTCCGCCACCGACGCCGCCTCAAGTCTCGCCATCCGTCCTCCCTCGCGCGCGACGTCGTGCGTCGTCGTACGCCGCGGTCTCCTGCCGGCGCAGCTGGCGCAGCCGCGCCGTGCCGACGTAGGCCCCGAGCCCGCAGAGCCAGGCGAGCAGCACCTGGTCGGCCGCCGGCGACGGCCAGACGGCCCCGCCGAGCGCGAGCGCCATGGCCACAGCCAGCACGGTCGCGTCGCGCCGCAGGCCGCCGAGCCAGACCCGCACCGGCCCGTTGATGCGCCGCGCCTCCAGCCGCCGCCGGTAGCGCCACGCCGCCGCGAGCATGAGCAGCGCCGCGCCGAGCGCCCAGGCCGCCAGCAGCCCGCGCACCGGCAGCACGCTAGCGGGATCTGGCACGCCGCCCCTCCTGCGCCGCCGCGCGCCCCTCGGCCCGCGCCGCGTCCTCCTCGGCCTGCCGCCGAAGGATACGCTCGACCTCGTCAGCGATCGCCAGGCGCGTCGTCTTCGAGTCGATGACCACCATCGTCGTCTCGGCCGGCGACTCGGCCGGCATGTCGAGCCGGCGGCGCCAGTAGGCGTCCCATCCGTGCGCCGCGCGCGCCGAGCACCGCCGCAGCCAGCCGATCACGGGCCAACTCCTGACGGGCCGCTCAGCGGGAAGCCACGGCCGGACAGCGACAGCAGCGTGAGCAGCTGGTGCTTCTCCTGCTGCTCGGTCCGGATCGCGTCGTGGGCCGACTGCACGGTGTCCGCCAGCTGGCGGACCAGCGCGTTCGACTCCTTCAGCTCGGCGCGCAGCGCGTCGCATTCGGCACCCTTCTCCTTGAGGTAGACGCCAGGAACCCAGTCCTTCCTCAGCGCGCCGCGTACGACGACGACGATGATCGCGACCGCGGTCGTGACCAGCCCGACGCGCTCTGGATTGAAGTCCTGGAGTCCGGCCTGGTCCATGGCACCCTCAGCCCCGCCGCAGCACCTCGGCGTGCTCGCTGATCCCGAGCGGCACGACCGCAGCCGCCGTGGCCGGCCGGCACAGCCGCTCCTCCTGGTAGACGACGCCGCGCACCTCGCTCGCGCCGCGCACGAACTTCAGCGTGAGCGTCACCGCCACCACGTCCCCGTCCCCGTCGAGCGACGCGCGGTGCGCCGCGACCGTGTCCCGCAGCGCGGCCATCGCCGCCAGCGAGCGCGTCATGCGCGCGCCTCGTCGTCCACCAGCCGCCGGTGCGGGCGCCGGCACGTCGCCCGGTGCTCCGCGAACACGCGCACGGACGGCATCCAGGCCCGGCAGCCCTCGCACCAGACCTTGCCGTCGCGGATGCCCCAGCGCGACCCGGCCGGACGCACCAGCGCCGCGCGGCCGCGCGTCATCGGCGCGCCTCGGCCGCCTGGCGCTCGCGGCGGCGCTGCAGGACCTCGATGGCGACCGCGCCCTGCGCCAGCAGCTCGCGCAGCGCCCCGGGCTGCTCGGCCTGCGCGCGCGCGCTGAGCCGCAGCATGACCTCGTGCGTCGAGAGCGGCGGCAGCGGGCCCTCGGCCTTCTCGCGCACCGCGCGCTCGGCTCCCGCGACGTCCGACGCCTGCCACGTCGCCACGTACCGCTTCGTGTCGTCGATCTCCGCCCGGTACTCGAACCCGTAGCGCGCCGGGTGCTGGCCGATCCGGCTGCCGTCCGGCAGGTGCAGGCGCACGCCGAGCGCCTCGGCGTAGCCGGCCCACCACGAGACGTTCGCCCACTCCACCGTGCGCTCCCGCGGGTCGCCCTGCGCCAGCTCGACGCCGAACAGCCCGAGGTCGGTCACGCCGTCCAGGAGCGCCCACGCGATCTGGTAGGCGAACGTGCACGCCCAGTACGCGCCGAACCGCGCCTCGACGCGCGCGAGCGGGTAGCTCACCGTGCCGGGGATGTCGCGCAGGTCCGGCGGCACGACGACGGGCACCGGGCACCCCGCGATCCACCGCAGGTCGTCCACCGTCTGCGCCTCGCGCTGATGGAGGTCGAACCAGAGGTCGCACCGCAGCCGGCCAGCGCCGTCGAGCGGCGGCACCAGGTTCAGCGCCCAGACGGTCCACTCCGGGTCGTCGAGCGGCGCCTGGTGCGCGCCCGCCCCGGCCCCGTAGATGCAGACCTTCGTCAGAGGGCGCACGTGGGCGAGCACGGGAACGTCGGCGTCCACGACGCGCGGCGGCCGGTTCAGCGGCGACAGCGGGTACCGGGCGTCGGCTAGGTGCATCGCCTACTGCTTCCGCGCCGGGCCGTCGCCGGCCCCGCTCTCGCGCGCCTGCATGCCGAGGCTGATCGCCGCGACGAACCGCAGCGCCAGCTCCAGGTCGATGCCGCAGTCCTGCGCCGCCTTCGCGATGATCGCGAGCGTCGCCCACGGGTCCACGCGCCCAGGCGGCGACGCCTGCGCCGTCGCGTTCACGGGCGTGGGGCCCGCGCCCTTGCCGGCGCTCACGACCGGCCGCCCTTCGTCACCGTGCTCTGCTTGAGCCCCGGCCGGCGCGGCGGCATCGCCGTCGGCCGCTGCGACGCCGGCACCTTCGCCGGCTTGCCCTGCTGCTGCTTCGCCATCACTCGCCTCCAGGTCGTGCCGCGTCACGCCCGTGATGCGGCCGTCCTCGATCGCCACCGTCTCGACCAGCCGCGGCGTCGCACCGCTGTGGTCGAACTTCTCGACCCAGGCCCGCACCTTCAGGCCCGCCGCCGCCGTGTCGCCGGGTCGCCCGTCGCTCATCGCCGCTGCCCGCGCGAAGTATACGCCGTCACCAGATCCACCGCTGCCGCGTCGGCACCACGTACGGGCTCACGATCGTGTCCTTGCGCCCCCAGGCGTGCCCGGCCTGCCCTGTCACGCCGCCCTGCACGTCGTCCTCGACGACGACCGGCGCGCCCTCCGAGATGGCGACCGCGAGCGCGTCCGCGGCCGCCAGCGCGATGACGAGCGCGCCGACCTCGCTGACGATCAGCGCCACCGCGTCCGCCGCGTCGAGCGCCGCGACGATCGCCGCGCTGTCCGAGACCTGCACGGCCACGCCGTCAGCCGGC